ACGCGTTCAAAAGCTTCTTCAACGATATCAGCAATAGTAAATGTTTTTCCAAACGTGTAATTGTCTGAAGTCGTGTTAGGCATAAAGTCCTCCTAACCGTAAAAGAATGTTACGTCTGCTATAGTTCCTAAAGAACAAGTTGCGCTTGTTTTACAATATAAGCCAGTTCCTGGGAACATTACGCTATATACAAAAGGTGATGATGCTCCATTGGGTGTTCCAAAAATCCCAAGTGAAGTTCCATCATTTTCTATATCAATAGTCCCAGCTCCTGCTGTGCAATTTGCAGAGAACCCTAAAATTCTTGCAGGCCCTCCAAAAATAACTTGGTTAGCTGCAGTGCTCGTTATTCTTGTTATTTTTACGTCTACTGGATACGTACTCATTCTTAATCTCCTAATCTAATAATAGCATCAGCTGCTGTTGGACTTGGAAACTGAATTGTAAAGTCTCCTGCAGTTGCTGTTTTATTTCCACCAAAATCTAGAACTAAACATAACATATTCGCGGGAGTCGTACTTGTATTATAGATTGCTGCTCCAAGTGCAGTCAATGTTACACTTGAGAACGTTAAATTATCAAAATCTACAATCGCTGTATTACTTCCAGGAACAGATCCACTTAAAGATCCTAATGTTAAAGCATTTCCTCCAGTCGTATAACTTGTGCCTGAAGAACTCACTTCATTAGTCGTACTATAAGTAGTTGAACTAGTTGTATAAGGCGGTCCTAATGTTGTTACGTATAAAGCCAACTTATAAGTTTGCGCGCTAACCCCATATTCAAAATTATGAGATGCAGCTAACAGTTCGGCTTTAAAACTATCTGGTACTATATTTGCCATATAACTTCCTTTTTAATTTGTAATGAACAGGTTGTCAATATTAGAGTGAGCTCCCTAAGGAGCTCACAAATATATTGATTATGCCCAAATACCTTGAACGTTAAGAACAGCCCATTTAGCGCCGCCCTCTAAACTTCCAATAGTAATAAAGTCTCCTACTTTAGAAGTTCCTTTAGTATTTGTTAATGTAGCATTATTTGCTGCAGCATAACGAATTACTTCTGCACCATTACATGCAAAGTTAAGTGCGTTTGTGCCATCAGATCCTGTGTTTACAAAAGTCCATACGTAGCCTTCTGTAATTGCAGGTAATGTAAAAGTTACATCGCCAGATGGTGATGTGAACGTTGAGCCACTATCTCCATTAAGTACAGCATAAGCTGCTGTTTTTTCATTTAGATTGTATCCAGTTAAACCTGCTTCGTTAAATTTACCTTGCAGAACTGGTCCTCTAAAACGTGTTGTTGCCATGATTATAATTCTCCTAGTTTGTGAATCTAGTCTCTAGGCCGTCGACTATACGCGTCTAGATTCTGTTAATAATTGTATAGTGATTAATCTATAACTCAAATTTGCGTCCAGCGCAAGGGATCCCTACAGAAATGTATGATTTTTTAATAGCGCTTAAGTGGCTATTGAAACTTCGGCCTTAGCGTCGTGTATTTTGGTTTGAAGCGTATCTGCTTCAAACTCTTTGGCAATGATCTGCTTTATAACATCCTGGATTTGTTTATTGATCTCGATCATCCGAATATTATGCTTCCCGTCCTTCAGGTGCTCGTGTTGCCATTCTAACTCCAAGGACTGTTTCGTAATGTATAGGTCTTCCGTCATCGTTAACCTCCTCATAGGTTATCCATTTACCACGGGTAAATCCATCTTTCTCCAGTTTTACCTTATTTTGTCCTAGTTTGTCAAGGATTGATTTTTCAATCCCTGCAACACTATCTTCAGCCATCACGTTTGTTTCACCGCGATAACCTTCATAATGAATTTGTACTCGGAAGTTTTTCATAAGTCTAATTTCTTACTTTATAAACGAAATGAGGCGGTTTTGAGGCCGCCTCATCTCTAATGTTATTACGTTCCTGGTGAACTAAAGATACCTCTAGGGTCAGAACAGCCGAAGCTGTATCTTTCTCTAGCTTTGTATCTAACGTTGCCAGTATCGAAATCGCCTTCCATTGCAGTCGTTAATGGTGCACGATTGAACATTTTCATACCGTTAGGTACGTCTGTGATGATGTAAAATGCATTAGTATCAGTTAAAAAGTTATTAACTCTATAACCTTGAGGGATTGAACCCATACTTACCATTGCATTAACGTCATTATCAGCTGTTCCCACTCTACCTTGAGATTTAAATAATCTCTCAGCAGTAAATTGCAGATCTGACGGAATAACTAATTTCGTCGGTCTAGCCGCAATTTTAAGACCACGTTCGTCCGTCATTGCAGCGATGTCTATTACAGACTGCTCCAATGATGTTTCGTTAAGATCTGCTGCCGTGCCTAAAGTATTAGCGAACGTACCCGCAATTGTTGGGTGCGATGCACTAAACAGAACGACACCGTCGCCTGTTTTAAAAGTGCCATATCCATTAATTAATGGATTGACTGCTTTTATTTCTTTTGCATTCGACATAGATCTCGCCAAAGCTTTTGTATAACGAGAAGCGATTCTATCGTAGAGGTTATCTTCGATAGCTTCTTCTGTTATCGCAAATGCGAGAGCGATAGTCTCATTAGTGTAACGTGCAGTAAAAGTTTCTTGCGCGTCATCGTAAGCGATGCCTTGCCCTTCTGCTTTTACGTCTGCGTTAGCGAATCCTGATAACATAACTTCCTCTTCGAAAGCTCTGTCAGAAGATTCTTGAGTATAAATTTCAGCGTGCTGATTTTCATACCTTTTGTACTCCAGCCCAAATAGTGCATTTAGGCCAGGCTCTAGTTCTTTGACTAGCTGTGCTCGTGATATTGCCATGTTCTATATACTCCTATTTTTATTGCCAAGTAAGCGCTGAGTCATATTGATTTAAGTTATGACAAACAACATAAGAACCGTTAACCGATGCTATGTCGTTATTAGATGGATCTTCTGCTGTTCTTAATAATCTCCATTGATGGAGGGTATTATTCGTAGCCCCCGTCAGAAGAAAAGAGTCAGATTGACCATTAATTGTAGAACCACCTGTTAGTGCCGCTGCCACAACTACCGTCAAACCACATGTTTTACCAATGTTTGTTTGAGGAACAGCTGCTGCACCTACACCAACGAATAGTTGGTCCCTATTGTCTATAACAAATGCCTGAGCGTTCTCGGAATTTGCTGGAGCGGTAAGACCAACCCAATGGTTCGCCCAAGTTGGCTTTAATGTTGTAGCCGCATTGTAGAAACATCCGTTGAAAATACCAATACTTTTCTCGGTAACAACCGCTTGCCCTTGGTTGATATATCCAGCCTTCATCAAAACTGATGCGCCCTGAAATATCGACGTAGCATAAGCTGTTTCGATATAGTATTTACCTTGACCTTGAGTTGCAGGCGTGGAACCAATAGTTCCCGCAGCAATCAACCCAAACCCTGCTGTATTAAGGTTTGCCATAGTATTACTCCTTTTGTTTACAGTTTTACCTGTAAACGGTTAATAAAAATCGATGATAGGCGTTACGCCGTAGAAATAAAATTACTTCTTTGTACCACCGAAGGTTACACGAGACTGCCTTTCAATATTGATAGGCATCCTCTTATCCTGCTCCTTCATAAGATCGTGTTCTACAGCTTCGTTACGGGCTTCATGTTGTCTTTGCATGTAATCCTCACGTTGCTTCGCAATCTCTTCTGGTACCTTTGCAAGCAAAAGGCCACCAACCCCAATTACCCCCTTGTATCGTCCGTCTTCGACGACAGGATAGTCTGAAGCATTTTCGATTTCTTCGGAACGAACTAATTCATAACCTTCTCTTAATCGTCCAGTTATGTTTTTCGTATCTTGAAAACCGACTGTTTCAGCTCTAATCCATCTGTACCTGAATCCTTCAGGCGCAGGAGGTGCATCTAGAGAAGATGGAGGAACCCACACTTTTGGTCTTTCAGATTTGGACCGTGTTTGGCTCGCACGAGGTGTCTTTGTATTTTCTTGTGTCATACGCTTATACTACTCCCTTCGTGTTTTTTAATTGTTTTGCGTAGTCTTCGAGTGGCACTCCTAATTTTTTAGCTATTGCTACCTGTGAAGAAGTGAGTCTCACAGTTTTGCGACCAGGCTTCACGCTTCTTTTTGCAGAAGCGACCGTCTGAACGGGCTCGGTCGTATACTTATTATCACTTGTACCAAACTTATGCGGAAAGTCAACACGAATTCTTTTATCTACTTCAGCATAATATTCATCGGATTTAGGGTCAAAACCTTCTTTGTCCACTAAATCTTTATGAATTTCGAACGCAGTAAATGTCATGGCTCGATCTTGACCAAACCATGTGTTTTTTCCAGCCCAAGCATCAGCCTGTGGATCAGAAGCAGGAAGCTGAGAAGAAGGTTGTTGAGGTTCTCTCACATCAGCAGGTTTTGCTGGTGTTTCTTCTCGTACCTCTTTGCTTTGTTCTAATCTAGCATTGTCAAACGCTAAAGTAGCGATCTTTTTATTGGCTTCGACTTGTGCTTTAGCATCTCCAGATTCAATGGCACGCGCCAAATCTTTTTGGGCGGAGTCCATTCCTTCCTTGATGCTCGACTCAAACTTTTTAATATATTCAGAGTCTGTCTTAACAAAACGTTGTTCTAACGTCTTGCGACTTTCGTCAGCTGCTCTCGCATATTCCGTAGCTGCGTCACGCTGTCTTTCAGCTTCACGCATTTTACGAGTTAATTTTGAAATACGAGACTGAACACCCTTACTATATTCTTCAAGTTGTTCGTCGTCTTTCTTTTGTTCTTTTTTAATTTCTTTAACGGTTTCTGTAGGTTCTTCTTCCTTGATTTCTGGTTCCTTTTCCGTCTCTTTCGTTTCTACGACAGATTCATCTTTAGGCTCTGCTACATCTACTTCGACCGCTGGGCCAGATGTATCAATATCCACTTCTTTCTCGCTTGGCTTTTGCTTTTCTTCTTCAGGCATAGTTTCTCCTATGTTATTAAAATTCATGCAAGAGATCCTCTGGACTCTTGATGGTTGCTAATATTTCGTCATCGTTAAGAAGACGAATTTCTCCCCCCTCAATCTTAATTCTAGATCCAGCATATCGGGCAAACATTACCCAATCTCCCTTCTTGCACCACGGACCTTCAGGATATCTTTCTTTATCTTGATAACACTGTGGACCCATTGCTAGAATCAAGCCGCATTGTGAAGCCACTTGTTGTTTCTCTAAAGTAGATTCAGCTAATACGATTCCACCTTTGGTTTTATCTTTTATTTTGAAAGGTAAAACTAAAAGTCGCCAACCTGTAGGTTTAGGCAAATTTTCTTCTTCACGCTTGTACTTCTCTTCTAATGCTAGTTTATTTTTTGGGAGGTTTGATGTCGATGACTGTTCCTTCATTTTTTCGCTCCTTGTTATCCAGCAGGGCAGAGAGTTCCTGTCGTGTTGCCTCTAGGGCACTTATTTGTCCTATTATATAATTGTATTTCTCCATGTTGTCAACCCCACCTGAAGTAACAGACATAGACAATGCCTGAAGGCGTTGGGTTATAAAACGATTGAGTTGTACAATAATGCTTTCTAAATCCATTGATCCTTTCTTATGGTTTTATTTTATCTCCGTAAAAGGTTTCTAAACTCTTATTATTAACTTCAACATCTCCTAGTTTACTATTCATATAGCTACCATTATAAGGAGTATTAACCCCTTTAGGCGTCATTAATTTAGATGTCCAGCCTTGTTTGTTGTTCTTAAATTGAGTTTTAATTCTTGTAGCCACTACCAGCCTGTCTTTGCTTTCTTCTTGAATGTTCTTGCTAATGCTTTACGTGCTGGTGTGCAAGTCTTTTTA